GAATATAATCAAAGAAAGCGTATTTAACTTTTCTTTCTCTAATCGCAATTTTAATTGCATTATCAATATCTTTAATTGTAAAATCTGGAATTTGTTTGAACAAGAGGCCTGAATCAAGTAATAATCTTCCAGCTTCAATTACTCTTTCTTCTTCCCCTTTTTCATATCTTCCATTTATAATATGTTCTTCATTTACCCCAGAAAGAAAAGCTAAACACATTGTTTGACATTCTTGAACATCTAATTCTGTTGTGATAAACAAAACGTTTTCTTTCTCTCCTGTAAACTTCCATTCATTTAACTCTTTATCATAAATCTTTTCACAACCAATAGAACAAGCATCTGCAATCATCATGCGGGACTTGCCATATCCGGACGGAGCTGACCTTAAATAAAGTTTTGACAATCTTGCCCCTCTATGAATTGTATTTGTGATATTCCCATATAAAGGATAACCAACTTCTGGTGTTCTTTTTAATTCTTCAATTAAATCTAAAACCCCATTTCCGGCTCTTTCAAAGTTTCCATCTTCACCTTCTGCATATCTAATTTTAACTTGTTCAACTTTAGCATCAACTTCTGCGGCGATGTCCATTAACTCCACAGAGTTCAACCATTCTTCCTGTGATTGCATTTGGTCAACACTTAAAGTGTCTGGGTCATACAAGTCATCAAGCCGCAAACCAAGTCCCGCATACTGACGAAGCAAGGTTAATTTTTTCATTTTGTTATAATAGAAATCAAAAGCGTCTGGATTCGCAATTCCTGTTAATGCTTCCAAATAACTTGTTCCATTATTTGCTTCATAGGTTCCATACTTTTTAGGAAACTGAACCAGATAATCTTCTATTGTTTGAGTAGTAATTTTTTCTGCTCCAAGTTTATGCGTATTATAAATTGCTCCAAAAATTGTTCTATGAAAATCTTCTACAAAATCATCTTCACAAAATCTGTACTTTTCCTCCATATCTAATAATTCTGGCTTTAAAAATACAGTTCCAATAACTTGCATAATACTTGTTACATCATAATATCTTTTACTATTCATCAGAATCCTCCATTGAAAACAACCTTACCCTTTTATTCTTTTTTGGTTTCTCTATTGTAATGTTTACTGGCTCAGAGAAACTAATTTCTTTTTTACTTAATTCATGTGCGACTGCAATAGTGTAATAATAAGAATAAGCCTCTTGCCAAATGTAAGGGACAATTCCAATTCCATTATAAGCCTTTTCTTTATCTCCACCTTTAATCTCATAAAAATATTTCAAAGATTTTAACATTCCAGAATATGTATAACCTTGAGAGTGATAATCCTGAATCTGAGCGTTTGCTCTTGCAGGAACCCTTTCCTTTTTAAACAATAGACGAATATATGCTTTCAGTTCTTCCAAATCTCTTTTCTCTTGTTCTGCGGCGCTTATTGGTGGCTCGCAATTTGCTTCATCAAAGCAGCTTTTATGACCATATCTATTTCCAAATTTAACAAACTCTTCCTCATCTCTGTCAAACTCTTTTCCACAATATAAACATTTAACTTTATGGCTCATATATAAATCACTCCTTTATACATATATTATAACATAAAATAAATAAAAAAACGAGTAAGAAAATCTTACTCGCTTGCTAGCAACTCTTTTAAATCATCAATAATGATACTCATAGCTTCAACTTGGCGAGAAGAACATTCTGTAAATTTCTTTCCTGTACCTAATGTTCTTTCAACCACCTCTGTAATCTTTACACTATTGTTAGCATCTTCAGTCAAGAGTTGAGTTACAACGTCTTGGAAGTCATTCATTAAAGTCTGATAATCTAATTTTGGAGCTTCTTCTACTTCATGTCGTTCTTCAGTAACGTATCCTTCAACTTCAGCTTGTTTATCAATAGCCTTAACAATAGCTTCTTGTAAACTTTTATATGAGAAGTCAATTACTGGCTCAAGATATGGGAAGCGGGAACCAGCATCTACAACGCCATCATTAGAACGTGTAACTAATTTTCGCTCTCCTGTTTCAGGGTCTAAGTAAGCATAAGTGATAATATCACACATCTTACGGATAATTTCATTGGTTGTTGTTGTTGGAGCCTGTTTAATTTTGATGAGGTTTCCATCACTATCATTGATTTCTTTTACGTGAGAGATAAAGATAATACTGTAACCTAGCATAGAAATTTCTCTGAAAGTATTAGAGAACTCATCTTTAAACTGTGACCAACCGCCACCATAAGGAATTTTCCCTAAAGCGTCAACTCCATTGTTGTTGCATACATATTTCTCACAAAGTTTTGCGGCGACGTCTACGATGTCAACAGCAATAACCTTGAATTTTTCTTTGATTTCAGGTTTCTTTAATTCTCGAACAACAGCCTTAATATCAGACCATTTGTTAATGTCCATGACGAACGCGCCACTGAGCGCCGCGTATCCTTTTTCAGTTGCAAGAATTAAAGCCCCAGCATCTCGACAGAAAGTTGTTTTTCCTACTTTTGCATCTCCATAAAGATAAATAATATATGAGGACAAATCTTTACTAACAGTTGTTGGTTGAATATCTAATAAATTAAGTGCCATTATTTTCTCCTTTTGTTTTTTCTTTTCTTTCTATCTAATCAAACTCATATAATTGTAAAATAAGGTGAAGCATCTTTTCAGACGCTTTCACCTTTTAATTAAAACGTAAATGCTCCACTATTTTTAACAACTGTTTTCTGGGCCGGAGCAGCTTTCTGCTCAGCCTGCTGTTTGCGATAATCTTCATCACGCTTTTTAATTTCTGCCAGGTGAATATTTCTATCCTGAATTTTCTGACTTACTTCTTCTTCTGTAAGGATTCCTTCTTCTCCATAAGCATAAGCCTCTGGAGCAGCCCATGTAACTTCCCAGTTACGAACCTTACGATTGCGAGTTGTAACAAATGCTTCGCCAAATGCGGATTGCTGAGTTACTTCAACTTTCTGAGTAATGTTATTGATATGACCTTTAATTGCTGTAAACAGCGGTCCATCTGCTAAAGCGTCTTCAAAGTAATTCATTCCACCTTCGCTATACACCTGAAGATTTAATGGAAGTAAAGCTCCACGGAAATCAAACACTGCGGCGTTCAGCTCAACTCGTTCAGGATAATTTAATTCTTCGTTAGCTTCAATACGAGTTGCCTTATTTACAAGAACATCAAACTCAAATACGTTTCGGTCTTCTTCTTCTGGAAGAATATCAATAAAGTTAATAAAACCTCCATCAACTTTTTTAATAGAAATTACTTCACCTTTTGATTCACTACCATCACGATTGTCAACAAATTCATTTAAACCAGCCTGTGCCTGAATAGAAATGCGGCGGCAACCATCTTTACCGCTAGAAACCCATGTCCATTCTGGGTGGTCAATAATTCCTTTTAAATCATTGTAGCTACGGTTAACTTTTCCTGATGAATATGTTGGAGATACGTATGTGTAGTTCACTTCGATTGTGTTCATTCCGGCTTCATCTACTGCGATATTAACTTTACCACGGATAAATGGAGTACCTGGATTCTTAGAATTAGGTCCAGTAACCTTTTCTTCTAAATCATGGCTGTATAAATATCCTACGACTGTAATTTTATTGTTTGTTTTTTTCATGTTCATTCTCCTTCAATTTATTTTTTCTTTTTATATAACATTGGTCTAGCTTGAATCTTTTCTAAGTATCCATCAGATACTAACTTTTTTAATGAGCCAGAAATTGAACGAGTAGGAAGCTCTACTCTTTCTGCTATTTCTTCAGCAGTTAACACTTCATCTTTAATGGCTTCGTAAATTTGCTGACCTTCTTCGGTCATTTCTCTCTTTGGAGAATAATACATTAAAGTTTCATAGGCTTCCGTACTCAAAATTTCTTTATAATCCAAGTCTAGTTGAAGCAATTCGTCAACTAGCTTTTTTATTTTCATTATTATCCCTGAATGTCAACTTCAATTTCAGCGTTGCGACCTTCGTCAGTCAACTGAACAAATTTAATAACTTTTGTTTTTCCATCAGCCAGTTCAACTGTCTGCTCTACACGCTGAATCAGAGGTACTACCACTTTGTTTTCATCTTTGTTGTTCATAAAAGTGAAATTCAGAGTTCCATTAACGCTACGAACGTTCAGGCCCAGAGCTTCTGCGATGTCTGCTGCTGTAAAGTTTTCTCCGTCATGTTCTTTCATGTAGTTGTAGATGTTTACTGCGTTTTCTTTTTTTAATACTTTTTTCATTTTAATTTTCTCCTTCTCGCCCTTCAGGCTTCTTTTCTTATTACTTAATAATTATACTAAATATTTTTTTAAAAAACAAGTTTAGTATTATTTTTCTGACAGAATTTTTTGAACCAATTCGTCAACAGTACACAAATCCTCCCAAGATAAAGTTGTGGCTATCTTAAATATTTCAGCCGTTGCCTCTCTATCATCAGGATTTTTATTTAACTTTTCCTCATTCTCAACAATTCTTTTTGCACAAATCTCCAAAAAATTGTAGGGAACCTTATCACCCATATTTTCTTTCCTTTCCTTATTTACATATATATTATAACTTAATTTTTTATTTTATACAATAGTAAGAACTTAGAACATAGAAAGAAATTCTTCCTCACTAAGAATAGGGATTCCCAATTCTTTAGCGCTTTGTGTTTTCTTAGTAGTTGATTCTTTATCGTTACAAATTAAATAATCAGTTTTCTTTGAAAC